GAAGGCAGGTGTTGTTACTTTAGGTGTGGCAGTAATGCCGAAGGGTAGAGAACTGGTTGAGACTGTGTTAGCTCCTGTGCCGCTTGAGCTGCCAATATTGAGCTTACTAATCTGCTGAATATCTGCTCCTGGCTTAATAAGGTTGATACCCTTAATAACCAAGTTAATGCCTGTGATGGCTGCGTTAATAATTGGTTCTAAAGCTCTCAAGGCTACTGAAACTGCGCTGACTATTCCAGAGGCTACTGTTGCAACAATTTTGATTGCATTTACTAGCGGGCCTGTGAAAAAAGGAAGTAGATTGTCTTTAGCAAAGCTAAATAGGCCGCGAATAGCATCTTCATTATCTCTGAATGCCTGAATGACTGGATCAATAGCTGACTCTTTGAAACGGCCAAAGGCAGGGATGGCAGTCTCGGTAATAAACTTGAGTAGCTTCTCAACAATAGGCAATAGGGCTGCTCCGACAGTTTCTTTAGTCTCATCGAAGGCCACTTGGAGTCTTTGTATGCGACCCTCAAAAGTATTAGCTTGAGTTGCCGCTGCGCCGCCAAAGGTTTTACTTAACTCGGCTACTGCGCCTTCAAGTCCTAGAGTCTTAATCTCGGCAGCAGATAGGCCGACACCTAAGCGGGTTAGTGCGCCAGTGTTGCCTTCGTAGGCTTTACCTAACGCCTGAGCGACCGACTCAACATCTTTGCCAGTAGCCGCTGAAATGTCTAGGGCAAGGCTTAGTAAATCATTGGCTTTAGTAACGTCTCCCGTTGCTACTGCTAAACGCTGGAGAGCTGGACGAAGCTGGTCATCGGCCACTCCGGTGGCTAGAGAGGTTTTGAGTATCTGCTCCTCAATAGCCTTAATTTGGCCTTCTGTGGCCCCTGTGACGTTCTTTAATGCATTGGCAAGGCGCTTCTGTGCAGCTTCGTCTTCTATGGCCGCTTTGACGCCTTCTACGGCTAATTTGCCAGCATAGGCGGCAGCGGCTACGGCAGCAGCAGCAAAAGCAGCTTTAGCGGCGGCGCTAAACTTTTCTAGCTTGCCACCAAAGCCTTGTACTTCTTGCTCGCCTTTTTTTAATTCTTTTTTTAGATTATCTACATCGGCAAGAATCGAGAGCTTAAGTGTTCTTGTGCCAGCCATTATCTATCCCACTCCTTAGTGATATAAACGAAGCCCTCTTCCCATTTGCGCACTAATTCAGGCTGAATTTTGCGAAGTGTGGGATAAATGAAATAGCCAGCTGCACCGCGCCCTTGTCTTGGACTTCTGCGGGGAAATTGTGGAAAACGATTAGATCCGAATTCAAGACCCGGCCAGAGAGTTTGTGTCGTTGCTCCACCAGAAAAACGCTGAGAAGCAAAGCCGTAACTAAATTCTCCAATGGCTGAAGATTTTCTAACTCGGACTCCTTGCGCAACCCGCTGAACCGCTGATCCAGATTTGTATCTAGTTGAAGCGGTTTTTTTGATTTCGTCAGCCGCAAATTCAGCCAATTCTGCGCTGAGTTTTCTCGCTTGTTTGATTGACTCGTCATCCATTGCTTTAAACGCTTTAGCAATATCGCGAAGCTCGCGCCGGTCATAGGATATTGGCTCATCTACCACCCTTGCGCTCCTTCAGTATCTCTATCGCTGTTAATACTTGGTCAATGTCAGTCCATTCAGACATCGGTATTCCGGTTGCTATTGCCACCTCAATTATGAGGCGGTTTATGCTTCCGGACTCGAAACTTTTGGGCTTTCATCTCCAATCGTCATTTCTTCAACCGATAACTCCCAGACGTCCTGAGATTTAGTCGGCTTTCCTGCCGCATCTCGCTTGTAAGCAAAATAGGCTAGGTCGAGGAAGTCTGCTTGTTGGTAGGCCGAAATATCCTTCATAGAATAAATCGATTTGCCAGTCTTGCGTTCCCACTTCGCCCACTCAGGGAGTCCAGCGTTGTAGGTGACTTCCTCGCCGTTTGTGTATTTAATTGTGATTGATAACTTCATAGCTCCCGATCTCCCTTTTAACTAAATGTCTCTGTTACTTCGCCCTTTGATACTTTGAAGGTGAAGGATACTGTTTGCGCGTCAATTCCGGAACCACCAGCGGTTGGAAACTCTGGAAGAATTGGAAAAACAAATTGAGCGCCAGTTGCAGCGGTTAGAGTTACGCTGATTGTGGTATCCGGTGCAGTCTCAGCAGCAGTCCATAGCGCCTCGCATACGGAGTTAGCCTTGCCCCAGTCTGCCAACATATCTAGCTGGAATGTGCCTTCGATATTAACTGTCTTGTAAGCCTCGCCATCAAGAGTCTGGAAAGTCTCGCGGACGTTCGTCTTAGTCAATACTGCATTAGTCGCTTGTGCTTCGACATCTGTTCCACCTGTGAAAGATAGCGAAACGTCGCGACCAGTAATTACTACTGTTGCCACTTTTTCTCCTTAGTTAGTCTGTGTGTAATAGGTGGAAACGCGAATGTCCGCGACCAGTAAATTAACTGTTCCGACTTGCGTAACCGATGGCCGCTCTACTGGGCCGACTGTATAGCCGTCCGGTATGACTGCCAAAACTGACATTATTAGCTGCTCTAGGTTGTCTAAAGCTGCTGGGTTAGATAGATAAGCGACTCCGCAAGTGATTGTAAGGTTAATCTTTGCGTGAATGGTTGAGTCGTTGATTGTGTTTAATTCTAGGTAAGGCGCATCTGGCACTAAAACAACCATAGGCACTTGAGGCGCTTCAGGGACGTAAGAATAAACGTTAGCGCTGACAGTTCCAAGAGCGGTCGCTAAAGGTGTGCGGATAGAGCTTAAAATTGTTGATGGGGGCATTATCCCACCATTACTTCAACATCAAGGTAAGGCCCAAGTAGGCCAGTTACTTTGGCAAGTAGATTCTTTGACAGTCTGAAAGGTGTAACTGCAAAATCAACGCCTTCAATTGATCCGCCTACTGCGGTTTTTGCTTGGAAAATCTCTGTCGATATAACCAAGACAGAAGTCTTAACGTTGGCGTTTCCGACATAGGTAGCCGCGCCAGTGAGCGTAGCTGATCCGGCGGGGATGACATTAAATTCAGTAACGTCTGAAGCAGTAATAGCTGCTGAGAATTGGTAGAGGTCATCTGAGACGTCGGTAATTGTTCTTGTGCCGTTAAATGTTGCTGAGACTCCAGCGATGACGACTGATTGGCCGACTGAGAATTCGTGTTGGGTTGAGGTGGTAAAGAGTGCGACATTGTCATTCAATTCTGCTTTAGCGATTGGAGATGCGTATTTTACAAGCATCGGCAGAATTATATTTTCTGACGCGTCAATAATTTCATTCAAATAAGCATCTGAATATAGGGATGACGAGACGCCAAGAATGGTCCTCAGCTCTGTAGCCGTGACTATTGTTGGCATCTCGTTATCCTTTCAAGCTAATTGGGTGAGCGGCCAGCTCGGGAGCGGACTGGCCGTCACTATTTGAGTTTTACTATGCAACCATCCACTTGTAAGCACCAGCAGCGACCTTTGTCGCTAGTGCGCCGTAGCCGTAATAGGCCACCTTGATTTGACCAGTTGCGACAACGTTTGTCTCCAAACGGAAGCGGCTGGACTCATACCAAGTGTAAGCGTCTGGGTTCAAGATGATGATTGAGTTGTCACCAGTTGGAGCAGCAGTAGCCAAGTTACGAGCAACGCGTAGGTTTAGGCCTAGTACGTTTCCGCGAACTGACTGACCGGATAGATTGCCACCCTGATTTGATGGGCCGATTAGGTTTTGATAAATCGGACGGCCTGCATCAGCGAGGTTCATAATGTTGCCCCATTGCTCTGGGCTAACAAGAATGTTTGTAGCAGTTCCAAGAGTTCCCTTATAAACGGAAACTGAAGCATCTGATACGAAGTCCAAGAAACCAGCAGCATCTAGTGTGCGGTTTCCGCCATCAGTTCCGCCAGCAACAAGACCAGCGATAACTGCGACATCAGTAGCCTTTGCATAGGCAAATTCCATTTGACGAACTAGCTCATCAAAGAAGGCTGGAGATGATCTGTCGAGCAACTCCACAGAAAATTCCTGACCGCCAGCGTACTTCTTGACTGACACAGATAGGAACTCGTTTGTCATTCCTGTCTCGTCAATTGTTGCTTCCTCAGCCTCTTCGCCAACTGTTGGAACAGCGGTAATTTTTGGAATTTCGAAGGTCATACCAGCATCAGGTAGAACGCCGCGAGATACTGAATCTACTGCTGGACGATCTGCGTTTGATAGCGGGTTGATGATTTCGGTGAGCTGACGTGTTGGAATTAAGCCAGCGTTGTTTGTTGTGGTGTCATCTGCGGCCATAACGTACTGGCGAGACTCATCGTCTCCGAATACCTTAGCGCGGACAGATGCTTCGAGATACTTCGCCTTTGTAAACTCTAGGCGAGGTGCGGTGTAGAACGCTGGACGTGGCGCAGCGGCTTCCACCTTAGCTGCTTCTACCGTTTCTTCGGCAGGAGCAGGAACGGTAGTGTCAGACACTTGTTCTCCTTCGGTTGGTTTGTCCTCTTCGGCGGTTGCCGGAGCGGAATCTTCTTCTTTTGGTGCTTCATTTTCAGAAGCAGCGACTTCACTGACGCGAGCTGAATCAATTGCTGGGTCAGTTACTAAGGAAACTTCATCTAGGGTTGCTGAGGTAATTTTCATTACGCCAGAGGCATTGACCCACTCGTTAATTTGAGCGCCAACGCTAAAGCCATCCCTTAATCCTTCAGTGGCTTCAATTAAGGCATCTTCTCCGGCCATAGTGTTGGCGATTTTGAACGTGGCCACTATTCCGTTCTTTGTCACTTCGTGAGCAACCATTTTGCCGATAGGGCGGGTCCGATCGTGCTCTAGTAGCAATTTGACTGGCTTCATTTCAATTGAGTCAGCAGCAAAAACTGTTGGCCCTACTGAGGTGTTGCCTTGCTCGTTCCAAGTAACAATAGTTCCGCTAATTGTGCGCTTTACTGTGTCTGCCGCTAGGACAGTCATTGGCATATTAATTCTCATTTGGAATTAAGTCCTCTTCTCTTTGAATTTGCTCGACACTCATCGCGCCAATGCGGTTCAAGATTTCATAAACTTGAGCGCGTTCCAAAGCGTTACCGCGTAGGAAATCGTCAAGTGAGAATCTCACCATTACAGGATTTGGCACAAAGTCCGGTAGTGAGAGTCTTTCCTCAATCGCCTTAAGTATTGGGCGAAGTGAGAAATCAACTAGTGAGCGCCGCTCGCTAACCGCGTTGCTATATGTCATTGAAGTAGTCTCGGCGCTCAAAAAGTAAGCTGGGATACCACAAGCTCGAGCCAATTCTAACGCAACGTATTGACGAGCTTCAGCAAGCTGCAAAGACTTAGGATCAAAGCCGACACTCTCCAAAGTAACGTCAGCGTTTAGAAATGCGGTCGCCTTTTGCTGACGAGCAGTGCGCCAAGCATTGAGTAATGATGAAATTCTTTCGGCAGTTAAATTAGTGCCATTTGATTTTAATACTGTTGATGGAACTGGGTCTTTTGCGTAATTAACTGCCGCGTTTTCTAAATAAACTGCTGCGGCAATTGTTTTGCCAGCTCTATGCAATAGTCCTTCATCTGGGCCATCAAATCGTATAATCGAACCGACTCCGCTTAAAGGTACTGGTTGGCCATCAACTTTATACCCTGTGATTTCAGTATTTTTGAAATTTGTATCCACAGTAACGCGGTCAGGTGATACGCGAGTCCAGGCTCTGATTCGAGAACTATCAGTAATTGAATACATTTCCAAAACTTGTCCGTAGCCAACGCCATACAGCCAAATATCTTCAGCAAGCCAGTTATAGATAACAAAGCCGGCTACTCTTGGGTCTGGTTGATTAATAACGCGATTTGGATCAACAAATTCGCCAGTAATGCGGTTAAATGTTGTAAGAGGAAGTGAGCCGATAGTTCCGCAGATAATGTTGCGAGCGCGAGCCACTGAAGGAACGCTCATCGCCAATTGGCGAGTGCTGTTGGTTGCGCCACCGAGAATGTTATAAACCGAGTCGGTTATTTGAACTGGCGTTAGGGCAGCGGTTACGTCACTAACCTTTTGTGGTGTTGCGGCTTTTACTTCTGGAAAGAAGAAATCTCTAATAGCACCCATTTGGCTAAATTGTAAAGGCGTTGTGCTACAAGATGACTATATCGACTCCACTATCAGCCTTAGTTGCGTAGTGTGTTGCCATCGCTGAAGCGACCGCCCCACAAATAACCGCATTAGATACCTTACGCCCCATTACCCAGCCGCCGTCGCCGAAAGGGAGCTTAACGGCAGCTAGGCATTGGCGGGTCAGCTCTTCTTGTCCCGAGTGAGCCAACCGCTGAGATGAAATTGCACCCAACAACTCATCGCAGCTTTGCGCATAGTCAAGACCATCAATAGGTTCAGTCCTAATCCCAGCAGGGGCTAATCGCGCTGCCACTGCCGAAGCGGTTCG